CTGTGTACCAATATCTTTACCATCAGCGCCCATACCTGCGGTAACAGAAATGTTGTATGTGTTGCCCATATTGCCTAAACGATCTAACGGAATAATTGCCTCTGCGCCAGCCTCACCCACAAGCCCCATCATCGGTTTCGTAACAATGCCACCGCTAGCGAATGCTCTGATGCCTCGCCGTTGCTCTAACGCTTGTGCTTGTTCTTGTGTTAAGTATCCTGCATCAACCGCAACTTGTTCAGCAGTCTTAGAGGCGACATTAGAAACAGTTTCAACAACCGCAGCAACAGCAGCGACCACTGGCGCAACAACAGCAGAAACAACACTCACTACTTCTTGCGCAGCGTCAGCAGTTCGCTTCAATGCAGCAGGAACACCTTTGCCAGCGTCAGCACGTTTTTGTTCTGCCTCAGTTAATTTTTCAACAGCATCTTTCTCACGCTCAAGCGCATCAATCACTTTGTCCGAAGCATTGACTTGTGCAGCCTTAGCCTCATTAACTTTCTCTAGCGCCTCCGTGTAAGCATCAGAGCCAATCTTTGCGCCATTCACGACCTCATCAAGCATTGTTTGTGCTTCTGTTAAAGCGTCAGTTGCCTCTGCTTGCGAGTCAGTTGCATCAGCAACATTCAATTTCGCTTGCGCTAAAGCGATCTCTGCTTCACGGATATTGGTTAAGTTTGATTCAGGGTCAGCACGAACTTCGGCAAGTTTCTTTTCAGCATCTTTAACAGCAAAAATTGATGCTTCAACATCGTAGCCAGACTTCTCTAATGATCGTTGCGCCTTTGTAAGCAACTTCTGTTTGTCGTTCGCTTGCTTACTGTCTCGCCCATATCCTCTGATGATTTGGTTAAAGTTTTCTTGAGCCAAACTAAGTTTTTGTGTTGCCTCACTCAAAGAGTTATTTGCTTCTAGAACTTGTTTCGTTGCATCACGAGCAGATCGCTGTGCCTGTGTTACACCCTTGATTGCGTCAATATATTTTTTAAGTTTCTCTGTAACAGTCTCAACCGCTTTCGCAGCACCACCGCCAGCAGGAGGAGTTTCAGCGCCACCGCTAGCACTGACTGTAGGCAGATTTATTCCTTGCCGTTCAGCGTTCTTCGCTGCCTGTATCGCACCGATCGTCTTAAAGATTTGTTCTGACGCTTTCTGCGCTGCTGTACTAATACGCCCGAACGAAACTTCACCAATCTTGCCTAACTCAGGTAAGCCTGCACCAAAAAAGTTCGCTGCTTTGATTAACAAATTGATTGCAGAAATAATTGAATTAAAACCTTTAATCCAAATGTTCACCACATTTTCTATGTAACTGATCACAGCATTAATTACAAAATTAACAACTTTTCTGAACACTTCAAACTTTAGATAAGCAGCGACAACAGCCACGCCAATAGCAATAAACGCTGCAACAGCAATACCAATCGGATTAGCAAGTAGGGCAGTATTAAACAAAGTCTGTGATATAGCAGCAGCAATCGCAATTAAGCGAAATGCCGTGAACGCAGCGATCAGCACAAGCAAAGTGTTTCCAAACTTGCCCATATTGGTCGTCATATTTAAGAAGTCGCCAGCCAACATACGGATACCGCCACCGACACCCTGCTCGCCGATAACCTCAGCAAGTTTATTGAGGTACGGAACAACATTTTCTATAACAAACTTAGCGAACCGTTCAACAACAGGAATCAACAACGCACCAAACTTTTCAGCAACATTTCCTAAAGCAACTTGCATCTTTTCAAAACCAGTAGCAGAAGCAGCAGCAGTGCCACCAACTTGCGATTCAACTTCTTGCAAGATTAATTTCTGTGCGCCTAACACGTCACCAGAAGCAACAAGAGTTGCAATCTGTTCTTTTTGTTGCTCAGTGAAGTTGATGCCAGCACGCCTTAATGCTGTAATACCTTTCTCAGGGTCGCTCAATGCTTTACCAAGTTGCATCGCAGCAGCCTCAGCAGAACCAAACACATTACCCAAATCTTGTGAAAGCGTTACCGCTTGATCAAAGATGTTGTTGTTAGCGCCAACTTGATTTTGTACTTGCTTAAAAGTTAGTAACAAGTTCGCAGACTTTTGAATCAATTCATCATCTACACCGATCTGCATAGATAATTTGTCGGACAGTTTTGCGACATCTGCCGAAGTAACACCAGCAGCACTACCAGTTGCTTTAATGATTGCTTCGGTTTGTGCTAAAACCTTTTGCGACTCATACGCAGCCTCAGCAAGTTTGAAACCGATTACGCCAGCGACAGCACCAACAGCAGCACCCATCTTCGCAATATTTTTAATGCCGTTAGTAACAGCACTATCAAATGTGCGTAAACCGAATGTTGCTTTATTTCCTGCGCCTTCAAGTTTCTTGAAATCCGAGATCGCCTTCTTGATACCCTTTGCATCAAAATCGGAAACGATGTTTACGCCAACAGCCATAAATGCACCTTACTTTTGATTGCTCATAATTGCTTTGGTTGTATAAGCATCAACCGTTTTTATGATCTCTAAAACATCTCGTTCAATCATCGCTTCATTACCTTTAACTGCGCCAAACATTATGCGTGAACGAGTTATGCCACGCTTGCTTTTTGTAGGTGATTTCTTGTCAAGATTATTTATGAAAGTTGAGCCAACAGTTTCATAGTTGCCACGACCAGCAGAATCATAAACCTGTGCGCCTGCATCTTTCTGTTGAATACGCAAAATAACTTGACCCTTGCCACGACTTGAACCTGTGCCTGCTATCGGTTTCACACCTGCTCTTGCTTTGCCAACCATATACGGAGGCATACGAGCAGCACCTCTACGATCACCTGAACTATGCCAGTTGCTTAACGGTTGAGCAGGAAACCGACTGCCAACAAGTTGCGCTAACGGCGTTGCCTTAGCAACTAAATCTTTACGCAAAGCAACAAACAAATCTTTCTCATACTGTTTCAAATAGCGCAAAGTTTCGTTGATGCCATTGAACTTTAGTTCTGTTGCCATAGCCGAACATCATACAACTAACGGCGTTTCGTTTGCGATTGCTTAACAACCCAACGATGATAAGCCAGCATCGTGTTCAACATTGATTCGCTCTCATTAAGTAAAACTGTTGGCGCAATATGATACTCATGAGCAAGGTGAGCAATCAGCCAATGTGCGGAATCATCACCAAACTTTATTTCTCTAAAGGGCTTTCAGCCTCATCTCGTGGCAACACCTGCGCAACAGTACCAATCCAATCAGGGTCAAACTTTAATTTAGTTTTGTTGCGATGTGTAAGAGCAGACCAAGCAAGCCAAGCAAGATCAGTTAAACGCATCTCTTGTTCAAACTTTACAACCGATCTTTGCCACGTTCTTTCAAACCCAACGAAGTCAGCGAACACTGCATCAACAGGTTCTTTCGTACCGTCTAGGTATTCAACTTCTAAAGCAATTCGCATTACTTCTCCTTCTAATAGTTTTTATTTATGCAGTTGTTTTAACGAGTGTTCCGCCAGTGAACGATAGCGAAGTCATCATCAACTCTCCGACTGCGCCAGCCACAGGTGTATGCGCTGCAAGGAACGCCCCTGTGATCGTGTAGGTCGGGTTCGTAGGTGTAGCAATACCTGTTTCGTGTTTGATGACAAGAGTTGTGGTTGTGCCAACAAGAGGAAAGATTGTTGCTTCAACTTGGCTTGTAGCGAAGTCTTGCATAAATTCAATATCAACAGAATTATTTTGCAAACCACCTGCGAACTTGTGCCCACCATCGCCGAACGCCGTTACCTCTACGGAATCAATTTCGTAATTTAGGGTGACTGAGTTAGATTTCGTGGATAGGTCAATCGCATTCACGGTGATTGATGCGTTTGTTAAAACTTTGACAGCCATTTTATTTGTCCATTTCTTTAGGTTCTTGTTTTGCTACTTTAACATTAACTTCCGCAAGATGTCCACCAGCAACAAGCGCATCAACATTGAAACCTTCAAGGTCATCGCCGTTAATGTTGTCGCCCTGTTTACCTAGTGTGCAGTTGTCGCTAATAACTTTATAGTTGGTCATCACATTCCTATCCGTGAACAGTTACTTGAAATTGGATTTGTAAAAACTCTGCATCAGCAGAATTCAAACTTGTTATGTTCGCACCCGATGGTAGCACCAAAGTTTGGCACACGCCACCAAGTGTTTTATCTGATTCAATCGCTGCACGAATACTGGTAGCACCTGAGTAGGAAAGAAAACCATCAAGAATTGTGTAGGCATTCCGATCAACATATCTGCCAACAATCACGAATATAGTCCAATCCATAGTGACATCACCGCCACCCATCGCACGATGATAATTAACAGAGTTCAAAACAGGAAACGCCAACGGTGGATTCAGTTGCTCAGGTTGAAAAGAAGTTGCACGCAAACCACTAACAGTTGCAAGATTAGTTGCCAACCCTGTAGCGACTTGCAAAATAGTGGCAGGCATTAAGCGATACCAAACCTGCGATACGGCGACAATAGATCACGCACATCAGGGTCAACAGCACGAACCGTTATCGCCATATCAGCGAACCCGACAACACCAAGCGAGGCATTAAGGCGTGCGAACTGGCGCATAGAAAGCAAAATGCACGCTTGGTTAATATCATCAGGCACAGCAGCCCAACCCCAAACCGTTGTAACTTGCACAGTTTCAAACGCTGGCGTAGTTAAAAGAGGAAAAGTATTGCCACCAACCATTCGTGCCGATTCGTAAGGTCGTGGGAAGATCGGAACATTTCTAGGCTGTAAAACATAATCTACGCCTTGCGTCAAAGTCTGAGCATAAGTGCCGTTGGCTAACGAATCAATCTTGATCGTGATAGTTGTAGTTGCAACATCTCTGTTAAACACAAGCAGATATTCGTTGTAAGGAAACATCGGAACAGCAGTGCTAGTCGTCTGATAAAAGAACCTGCCTGTGTAGCCATCAATGCGCCGAGAAGCAGACTCAATAGCATTTTCTAAAAGCGTGTCATCAGTTGAATCAGTAATGCGCAACGCAGATTTCAATTCGGCAAGAGTGCAGTAACCGTTCGTAATTGCCATATTTTATTCTTTCTTTTTTTTGCCACGATTCAATGATGCCGTTTCTGTTTTCAATTCTTGCACAGCAACTTCAACATCTATTTCAGGGGTCATATATTTGTGATCAAAACCTGCTTCACGAAGCGCAACATCAACCGCTTTAACACGATCTTTCAAACCCCTGCGTTCGTAGCCTGCACGCTCCGCAAGTAATGATTCAATATATTTACTCATTTGTTTTCTCCATAAATAGTAAGGGTTGCTGACACCCCGAAGGATATCAGCAACCCGAACAACTATTTGATCAACTTAGAAAGTTGGTGTTACTAATCCAGTACCGCCGATAAGTGCGAACGCTTTGTCATATCGGTTTGCTGTGAACGCTGAGTATCCGTAAACAATCATTGTTACATCAAGTTCAGCAGCCTTTGGTTGCTCAAATCGCAACATCATCGGCTCGCCTGAACCTTGTTCAAACAAGTGTGCTTCTTGAGTGTTGCCCAAAATGATGACATCTTCGTTAGCACCTGCACCATTTGTTGTGATGACATTTGCATCAGTGATTACTGGCAAACCAAGAATTGTGTATCCGCTATTTCCGTACACTGGCGCACCATTACCTGAAGCAATCGCAGGCTGACCGTTGAAGTTCGGCACTGGCACAGCCAATGGTCGCTTCTGATCATCAAGTGATGCCAAGATGAAAGCAAGTCGGCGTGGGTGCATCAACATAAAGTTCGGTCCAGCGAAGAAGTTTGTTTGAATGCGCTGAATTGCATCAGCCAACTTCGGATAAAGTTCTGGAACTGTTGGTGATGCGTCTGTGTAAGTCACAACCTGCGTGATCACATTGGTTAGTGATGTTGCACTTGTTGTTACGAACAGCGAATCAAGATTCGTGTGGTATGCGCTAACAAGGTCAGCCATAACTAGTGAATCAATGTTTGTGCCACGCTCAATGGATTGGCGTGAAACATTTTGCTGACCAGCAACGGTAACGATTGAAACATCAAGTTTCGTGTCGTCCATATTTGTTTCCTGAACAGCAGCACCTTCAGTTTGCACTGCGGTTGCTGAACCTGTCGTTACTTTGCTGATGCTGATAACTAAACCTTGATCAGGAAGTTGATGCTTGCGAGCAACATCAAGGAACGGGCGACCTGCACGAGCGAACGGTGCAGCCAACTCAGTCAAGAATTGAGGCACGATCAAGCCAGCAAAGTTTGCGCTGGTTACATCACGGCGTTCAATCTTTTCTTCGTTCATGTGGCGAGCAAGACGCTGTTGTGCTGAGTAATCGTTGTTGAATTGTGCTGCGTAGGCATCTTTCAAGAACGATGATTCTGCTTGTGGCGAGTAGGTGCGAGCCTCTGACTTTACGACTGTTCCGCCGACAGCAACATCAAACTTCTTTTCTTTGCGAAGTTCTGCTGCTTCTGCTGAACGCTTTTCAAGTTCAGAGTGCTTTTCAATT